CAGTCACCTTCTCGTGAACCAATGTTAGTTGTTGCAGATTGACATGTGAAGCGAGATCCGTCAGTGTCAACTGTTTCTTGCAGTGTTAAATTCTCAACAATACCAAATTTTGTTTCGAATGTTTTGTTTGCACAATCGGCAACAGTCGAGACAACCCGAGTACCAACAAGATTTGAAAGATATGAACGTTCCATAACATGCTTACGCAGGTCAGGATATCTCATACATTTCTTATCCAATTGAATACAACACAAATCTGTCATTTGGCCCGCACGAGTATAATCTTTGACAAGTGGCTGCAAATCCTTCCAATAATAATCAATGCCAGTATCTGAAAAAGATGAACAAACACGGATTTTAAACAACGGTTGTTTTTCCTGCATGCGATCAATCAAACGAACATAATGAGCATTTATTATAAAGGTGCGTCCTACTGGAAAGAAAATTCTAATAGGGGATGCACCATTGATAATCTCATCACGGTCATTTAACCATAAGATTTTTCCCATGTTTGAGCGTAATTTGAGATTGAGATCAGATGCATTTGTGGAAACCCATCCTTCATATTGATTACAGAACATTCGTTTAGTAATATCAATATTATTGATCTCTTCTTCAGACATTGTTTTGAATACACTCCATGAAGGTATGGCGTCACGCAAAAATTCAACATATTCTTCATCCTGCATTCCACTTGCTTGTGCATGGTTCATAGCCTTGATTAGGAGACTGTTCCATCTTATGCGAGTTGCTGTCAAGTCATTAGAAAACCATCCTTCAACTGTCATATCAATTTCTTGAGGTCCATATTCCAATTTCATCTGAGCTTTTGAGATTCGTGTTTTTCCAGATTCAATGTGTGGATGTCCTTTCATTTGTCGTGATTTTCCAGATTCAATCGTCACTTGTCCTTTGTTCAAACGAGATTTTCCAGACTCAATCTTCACTTGGCCTTTATTTTGACGTGATTTTCCTGATTCGAACTCCCATGATTCATCTTCAGTTGTAACTGACTTGTACAAGTTGTAAACTGATGTTCCAAGTAAAAACAAACTAAGCATAATTATTACGCTATCGAAAACATGGTATTTCTTTTCTTGTTCCTCGAACCAAGTATAAACCGACGAGCAAATTTCGTAACAAGTCAATTTTTCATCCATATATTGCATTCCTGATGTATGTTCAACAAACAATCGCATGGTTTCATCAAAGGTATAGTCTTGACGGAAAGCTGCCCACATTTCATCATATTCATTCATTTCTGGATTCTGATAAACCGTAGAAACGTATCGTTCCTCCATTTTATCACAAACTTCATGAGTGTGAACAGGATAGACTTCACGAATTGTAGTGGGCCAATTGAACCATCCTTCAACATGAGCTGCTTCTGCCATCATTTGTCTTGCAAAATCTGCCAGGCCTTGTTTTTGCTTGGTGTATTTCTCTTTCTTTTCTTGCAAGCGAGCCAACAATTTGCGCATCAATTCCTGAAAATCAATAACTTCTTCACCAATCTGACCTGTCATGGGATTCCATGTTCGAAATTCATAAATGTCAACATTGATAGTACCTTGTTTGAATTCTGAGCGCAATCGTCCAAATTGATCTGCAAATTCTGCCTTTAACGAGACACTATATGGCATATCAACTCTTCGGCAAACGGCTTCTTGTGAAACGAGTGATGTTGGTTTCAACATATTCAAATTGGTTGT